TAGATAATGCACTCTTTACTGGTTGGAGCAACTATCAAGATTTATCACAAAAATCTTTAAAGAATTATGAATATAATACAGAGCAAGCATCAATTAGAAGTTATATAACTTTTCAGTATATTCAGGAGGGGGCGAATGCACTACCTAGCAATTTTACAACTACAGTTTCTGCAAAAGAAAACTCAATTGTTGACGTTTCTGAATACGCATCTTGGAATAGCACAAAATTTGAGGTTGTTGATAATACATTAATCTATCCAAGAAAAGACATTGACTTTAATGATTTGGCAATTGTTTATAGTCTTGACTTTAATGTTCGTGGAATCTTAACAAAGCCAGTATCTCTTAAAAAACTAGAACTTGCGTCTCAGTCTTTTAATGAAAACTCATTTAACCCCATTGGAACAAGATTTGGAACAGATCTATTCCCATACAAACGCTCTGGAATATACTATGACTATAAAGGAAAAAATCCTTTTAGTATTTATAAAGGAAGTACTCCATATCTTTATTTTAATAAAACATCTGGAATCCAGGTTCGTGGAGACTTTGACTATAATTTTGATCGTGGTATTTCAATGCCAATTAATCAGTCTATTGCAGACAACTATAGAGTAAGTGCTTTTCAGTCTTGGGTCAAATATGATAAAAGATCTTTTCCTTTAACACCAATAAGTTTGTTTGAAATAAAACATAAAGCAGACACAATTGTTTTTAATATTGTTGCAAATGATGAGTTTGGACAAAGAGGAAGAATATTTGCAAAAAATAAAAGCGATAACTCAGACTTTGACAACCTATCATATTTTATAAACGGAAAACTTGTTTATAATCCAGTGTTGACCCTTAACGAATGGTCCGTACTAGGTATAAACTTTGGAACAGCCTTAAACCTTGATTTATTTTTGGGATCTATAAATCTAAATAGTCCAGCAATATTTAATAATATTTCTTTTTACCAAGCAAATAATCTTCAGCAGTTACAGTCTAGAGGCACTAGACCTTGGAGTAGAGTTAAGCAAGAAGATGGGCTTAATAATGACTGGGCATTTTGGCTAAATAACTACTCTTGGGACAGTACATTATTTACATTAGCCTCAGCCTTGTATGGCGTAAATGCACAGGATGTTTATAATAATTACATGGGAACTAATAAGATTATCATTGATGACGAAGAGGGTATGATATTTGATGCTGACAAGATGAGAGTCTATAATGACACTAGTTGGTCAGTATCTGTAGGTACACCAGTGTAATCTGGTATACTTGTGGTTATGGATTCTTTATTTAGCCCAAAAACTGGCAAACCAATTGTTGAAAATGTAAGACGCAAGGTCATTGATAAGCATTATGACTGGGGTCTTTACGTATACAAGAAGTCAAACGGAAAGTGGTTTACTGATGGAACGGGTTCTGTATTAAACATTCCCGCTCAAAAAGGTGACATCTCAAAGATTGCAGAACTTAAGAGGGCTGCAATATTCAATGGCGACGATGGGGAAGGTACAGCACACTTTGTTGCTGGATTAACCAGAGTATCTGAAGAAGAATATTCAGAACAAAAAGATAGAATGAGACAGGGTTTAATTCCAAATGTTAATGACTTAGGCGCTATCGCTGATGCACAAAAAACATTAAAAACACACGGAAGGGATGCGTACGAAAGTGACTGATGACGATGACTTCCAGTATGTAAGAGCAAGTTTAAATACTCAAGAGCAAGAAGAAAGTCAATTTAATTTAAATGACCCATTTAATAAAAACTGGGAAGAGTTACAAAAATACTCTGGCCTAGATCAAAACTTCCGTCGTCGTGTAGCAAGACAAGTAAGCAAAGCAATAACTCCAAATGAAGCATATTTAGATTCTGCAAATGCAGTTCCGTCTGGAGTAGATGCTGGATCAAAGGCTCTTAATCCTGGAACGGTATATAGAAATGGATACGGTCTATTTGACGTAATCACACCACCATATAACATGTATGAACTTGCAAACTTCTACGATACCTCTTTTGCTAACCACGCTGCAATTGATGCAAAGGTAGAAAATATTGTAGGTCTTGGATATCGCTTTGATATTGCAGATAGAACTGCACTTAGACTAGAAATGTCAGAAGATGAATCAGCAACTGAAAGAGCAAGAAATAGAATTGAAAGAGCCAAGATTGAATTACGTGACTGGCTAGAAAACCTTAATGATGATGATAGTTTTACAAAGATCATGGAAAAGGTTTACACAGATGTTGAAGCAACTGGAAATGGATTTATTGAAGTTGGAAGAACAATCAAGGGCGAGATTGGTTACATTGGACACATCCCAGCAACCACTGTTCGTGTTCGTAGACTTAATGATGGCTACCTTCAAATTATTGGTCAGGCTGTTGTTTATTTTAGAAATTTTGGTGCAAATAATCCAAACCCAGTAACAGCAGATAGCCGTGCAAATGAAATTATTCATCTTAAGTCATATTCTCCACTAAACACGTACTATGGTATTCCAGACATTGTTTCTGCAATGCCATCTTTAATTGGAGATCAACTTGCTTCAAGATACAACATTGACTATTTTGAAAATAAAGCAGTGCCACGATACATTATTACTCTAAAGGGTGCAAAACTATCTGGAGACGCAGAAGATAAGATGTTTAGATTCCTTCAGACTGGTCTAAAGTCTCAGTCTCACAGAACTCTATATATTCCACTTCCTGGAGATACAGATCAAAACAAGGTTGAGTTCAAGATGGAGCCAATTGAAAACGGTATCCAAGATGGATCATTTAAAGAATATCGTAAGCAAAATCGTGACGACATTTTAATTGCTCATCAAGTACCTATTTCAAAACTAGGTGGATCAGAGTCTGGACTTGCAGCAGCACTTTCTCAGGATAGAACATTTAAGGAGCAGGTTTCACGACCTGCCCAACATCATCTTGAGAAGGTAGTCAACAAGATCATTAAGGAAAAGACAGATGTTCTTGAACTTAAGTTTAATGAACTAACTCTTACTGATGAAATCGCCCAGTCTCAGATTCTTGAGAGATACGTTAAGACTCAGGTTATGACTCCAAATGAGGCTCGCACAGCACTTGATTTGCCACAGAGAAAAGATGGAGATACTCCATTTGTGATGACTCCAAGACAGGCAACAGATGCTAGAGCAGACCTTGCTGGTAATCGCCAAAGGGATGCAGAAAGAACAAATAGCCAATCAGATGGTGCCGCAACCCTTGATGGACGCAATCCACAGGGAGAGGGAAGAGCGTCTCAATAATTGAGAAATCTCTTAAAACATTTGGTATAATGGATAACGATATGTTAATCAATAAAGCACACTGGACAACAGACAAGAATAGCGTCCGTCTGTCAATGCCTATTGGCAAGGTAGATGTAGAACGCCGAATGGTCTCTGGCTTTGCAACTCTTGACAATATTGATAAGCAAGATGATATTGTTACAACTGAGGCAAGTCTTCAGGCATTCAAAAATTTCCGTGGGAATCTAAGAGAAATGCACCAACCATCAGCGGTAGGAAAGATTGTCTCATTCAAAGAAGATAAGTATTTTGACCCTAATTCAAAAAAGTTTTATAGCGGAGTTTATGTATCTGCATACGTATCAAAGGGTGCACAAGATGCCTGGGAGAAAGTCCTAGACGGCACATATAGTGGTTTTTCTATTGGTGGAAATATTAAGTCTTGGGATGATGCATACAATGCAGACATGGACAAGGCAATTCGCATTATTAAAGACTATGATCTTTATGAACTATCTCTTGTAGATAGCCCAGCAAACCAGTTTGCAAGCATTATTTCTGTTGAAAAAGTTAATGGACAAAATGTTATTTCTGGAGCATCAGTAGATGCAATAATTGAAAATGTTTTTTATGATTCTGAAAACGGTATCGTACTAGTATCTGACTTAGAAACAGCAGAAAGCCCAGTCAGTGGTAAGAGCATGGAAAATATTGGTTTCGTAGAAAAAAGCGATAGCGAAAAAGCAAACATGATAAAGTTCTTAGTTGATAGTGCTAAAGGCATTAGTACAATTAAGATTACCAAGGAGGTAAATAAAATGACAGAAGCGACAGAAGCAGTATTAGATGCTGTAGTTGAAAATGTTGAAATTACTCCAGAGGCACAGCCAGCAGAAGTAGAAACTCCTGCAGTCGTTGAAGCAGCAGCAACAGATACTGTTGTTGAAAAGTCAGACGATGGTGGTGCAGTTCCTTCTGCTCCCGTAGTAGAAGAAGAGAGCGTTGCTCCAGCAGTTGAAGCCGAACTTGCTGTAACAAAGTCAGATGAGTCAGTTGCAGATGCAATTGCTGAAATCAAGAACTCTCTTACTAATGCCTTTGGCGATCTCGCTACAACCATTAAGTCTCTTAATGAGCAGGTTGCAGCACTTAACAAGTCCGTTGACGATGTGTCTACAGAAGTAACACAGGTCAAGGGTCAGTTCAATGAGTTTGGAAAGAGAGTAGATGCCGTAGAGCAAGATA